AAGAACAAGATTAAGAGGATTAATTCTTGCTTCTGATGGTGTTGGTGCAGGTTCAATAATCTTACAAGACAATACTGATAGTACAACTTTATTCCAAGGAGACTGTCCAACAGGAGATGTCTTTGCATTTAATATTCCAGAAGATGGAATTTTATTTCCTGGAGGAATGAAAGTTTCTACTATTACAAATATTGAAGGCGCAACATTACTTATAGATAAGTAGGAGGCTAAATGGCTAACACTACTTCTGGAACAGTTATATTCGATAAGAATTTTTCTATAGATGAAATTATAGAAGATGCTTATGAAAGAATAGGTATGCAAGGCGTATCTGGTAATCAGTTACGTACTGCAAGACGTTCTTTAAATATTATGTTTCAAGAATGGGCAAACAGAGGTTTGCACTATTGGGAAGTTGCAAATAATTCTATTACATTAGTTGATGGTCAAGCAGAATATACTATGTTTAGATCAACAAGTGATGGTACTTCTGATGCTACAGCTGTATATGGTGTAGATGATGTATTAGAAGCATCTTACAGAAATGCATCTAGCGTAGATACACCTCTTACAAAAATTAATAGATCAACATATCAAGCTTTGTCAAATAAAACTTCTGAAGGTCAACCAACACAATATTTTGTACAAAGATTTATAGATAAAGTAACAGTTACTTTATATCTAACACCTGGTTCATCTGAAGCTGGAAACTTTATTAATTATTACTATGTAAAAAGAATTCAAGATGTTGGAAACTATACAAATGCAACTGATGTACCTTATAGATTTGTGCCTTGTATGGTTTCAGGATTATCTTTTTATCTATCACAAAAATTTAATCCTCAATTAGTACAACAAATGAAAATGCTTTATGAAGATGAATTAAATAGAGCATTACAAGAAGATGGTTCTTCGTCAAGTTCTTTCATAACACCAAAAACTTATTATCCAAATGTCTAAATTATCTAGTGGAAAATACGCAAAAGCAATATCAGATAGATCAGGTATGGAATTTCCATATAATGAAATGGTTAAAGAATGGAATGGTTCCCTGGTGCATGTATCCGAATTCGAGGCTAAACAACCACAATTAGAACCAACACGATACACAGGTGATCCTCAAGGATTGTTTAATGCAAGGCCAGCGAGAGTTGAACCTGAAACAGAAAGTTTACTTCCCGGTAATCCATTTAGTTTAACTTCAGGATCTGCAGTAGTCACGGTTACGGAACCAGGACATGGGAGAAGTACATCAGACACTGTAGTTTTTAGAAATGTAGATGGTTCACCTGGAGGATTAGCATATACAGTGTTTGAAAATGGTTCAGGATTTGCTATAACAGTTATTAATACTAATAGTTATAGTTTTAACTGTGGAAGCAATGCAACTATAACAGAAAATGCAGGAGGAATGACGGCTACAGCAGGACCCGTTACATTGACACCATAATGGCAGGATTTACATACACAACATTAACACAAGCAATTCAAGATTACACTGAAGTAGATAGTAATGTTTTAACTTCTACAATAACTGATCAAATTATTGAAAATTCAGAATTAAGAATTTTAAGAGATGTGCCTATTGATGCGTATAAAAAACAATCAGTTGGTAATTTAGTTACTGGTCAAACAACAATAAATGTACCTGCTAAAACTTTGTTTGTAAAAGGTGTACAAGTTTATAATTCAACTTCTGTATCAACAGGGACTAATTCTTGGTTAGAAAAGAAAGACGAATCTTATTTACAAGAATATAATCCTGCAGAAACATCTACAGGTTTTCCAAAATACTATGCTATGTTTGGAGGAGCAACTGGAGTAACTGATACGACTTCAGGAAGACTATTTTTAGCTCCTGCTCCAGATGATACATATGTATTCAAAATTCATTATGAAGCTATTCCAGATGGATTATCTGGTTCTAATGCTACAACTTATATTAGCCAATACTTTGGAAATGGGTTATTATATGCATGTTTAGCAGAAGCATATGGATATTTAAAAGGTCCAATTGATATGTTGACACTCTACGAAAATAAGTATAAACAGGAAGTTGAGAAGTTTGGTGCAGAGCAACTTGGTAGACGTAAACGGGACGACTACACAGACGGCACAGTCCGTATTCCAGTTCCTTCACCATCACCGTAATAGGAGAAAAAAATTATGGCAATAACATCAGCAGTTTGTTCAAGTTTTAAACAAGAACTTTTACAAGGTAAACACGATTTTGATTCATCAGGTGGAGACACTTTTAAAATTGCATTGTACACAAGCTCTGCAACTTTAGGTGCAGCAACAACTGACTATAGTGCTACAAATGAAATTACAAACGATGCAGGATCTGCTTACGTTGCAGGTGGTGCTACATTAACTAATGCTGGAGTATCATTATCTTCAACAACTGCATTTACAGACTTCGATGATGTTTCTTATTCATCAGCTTCTTTCACTGCAAACGGTGCTTTAATTTACAACACAACAACGGATGGTGGTACAGGTACTACTGATGCGGTTTGTGTTATTGCTTTTGGTGGTGACAAGACTGCAACTAACGGAACTTTCACAATTCAATTTCCAGCAGCAGACGCAAGTAACGCAATCCTAAGATTAGCATAGGAGTAACCCATGTCGGGATGGGGTCGATTAGACGAAACTCTTGCTACAGGTTGGGGTGCAAAATCCTGGGGCGCTGGTGAGTGGGGAAATCTTGCAGACGAAACTGTTACATTAACAGGTCAATCAATATCTTCAAACGTTGGATCAGTAACTGTTACAGGTACTGGTGTTGTCGATTTAATTGGTAATCAATTTGTATCTAATGTTGGATCACCAACAATTACTGCTAATGCAGATGTTTTACCTTCAGGTGTTTCGTTTACAGCTAGTGTTGGTTCACTTACAACTGAGATAGGAGTAAGTGTTGAATTAACAGGTCAAGAAATTGCAAGTGCATTAGGTGTCATTACACCTGCAGATCAAGTTATGGGTCTGACAGGTCAAGAATTTACAGTTGAACAAGGTACAGCTGTAGCACCAAACGAAGACGTATCATTAACAGGTCAAGAAGTTACATCAGCATTAGGCACACCTACAATAGATGTTGTAACAGTTGTAGAACCAACCGGGTTAGAAATAACTTCTGAACAAGGTACAGCTATTGCACCAAATAATGCTGTAACATTACAGGGTCAAGAATCAGAGTTTACTTTAGGTCAACTTGTTGGACTAGGTTCATCAGTCGTTAATTTAGGTGGTCAAGAAATCACTTCTTCTGTTGGTGATATAGATCCAGCAGATCAAGTAATGGGTCTAACAGGCGTGTCTTTCAGCTCTAGTGTAGGATCAATAAGTGTTGAAGATCAAGTTGTTGGATTACAAGGATTTGAGATAACAACCTCTGTAGGTGCTCCATTTATTATCCATTATCAAGATGTTGACACCGGTTCAAATACGGCTTATAGTGGAATTTCAACTGGTTCAAATACATCATATTCTGATGTTGCAACTGGATCAAATACAAGTTATAGTGACGCTGCATAGGAGATAAAAATTTATGGCATCAACCTACAATGAACTAGGTATAGAACTTATGGCAACTGGCGAAAATGCCGGTACATGGGGAACTAAAACAAATAGAACTTATGGCAACTGGCGAAAATGCCGGTACATGGGGAACTAAAACAAATACAAACTTAGATATTATTCAACAAGCTGTCGCTGGTTACGCATCACAAGCTGTAACTGATGGTGGTACAACTGCACTTACAATTACTGATGGATCAACTAGTACATCTGTTGCTAGAAACATGGTTTTAGAATTAACTGGTGCATTAACAAGTACATCAACTGTAACAGTTCCTGATTCAGTAGAAAAATTATATATTGTAAATAATGCAACAACAGGTTCTCAAACAGTTACATTTAAAACTGCATCTGGAACGGGTGTAGATTTTACAACAACTGGATATAAATTTTTATATTCAGATGGTACAAATATTGAAGAGATTGGATTAACTACTTCACCAGCTGGAACAGTAGGTCAAGTTCAATTTAACAATTCTGGAGTTTTTGGAGCTATTTCTGAAGGAACTTCAGGTCAAATATTAACATCAACAGGAACAGGATCCGCTCCAACTTTCCAAGATAATAGCGGAATTGGAATAGGAAAAGCTATTGCAATGGCAATCGTTTTCGGATAAAAGGAGTAAATTATGGCAAATCCAAATATAGTAAATGTAACAGATATTAAAGGAGAGTCGGTTGGCTGGAACTTAACAGCAACTACGACTACAACTTTGATGACTGTATCATCAGACAAATTAATTAAAATTAATAGAATGACAGTTGCAAACGTTGATGGAACAAATGCAGCAGATGTAACAGTTTTTATTGACACAAGTGTTCAAACATCTTCTGGTGCAACAGTTGCAAGTGGTGCTGCTGATGTTTACATTGCCAAAACAGTTTCTGTCCCAGCTGACGCAACGTTAGTATTAGTGGACACACCTATCTATTTAAGAGAAGGTGATATATT